TCAACCGGCAGAAGAAATTGCCGCTTCGCTGCGCCGCGCCAGCTCCGCGTCCTCGTCGCGGTCCTTCCAGAGGTGGCCGTAGAGATCCATCGTCATGGCCAGGGTCGAGTGTCCCAGCAGCTCCTGGACCTTCTTGGGCATGAGGCCCTGGCCGATCCACAGGCTGGCCGCGACGTGGCGCATGGCGTGAGGGCCGAAGGCCTGGACGGGGCGGTTCTTTCCCTTGCTGTCCGGTAGCATCTCGACCAAGCCGGCGCGGCGCAGCATCGGCGTCCAGCAGTTGCGAATGAAGTCCAAATAGCCCCACAGCGGCTCTCCGTCCGGCCCGGGGAATAGCCGTCCCGGGCGCTGGTCACGCTCGCCCTGGGCGTTTACATGGAAGAACCCGCGAACGGGTCCTCGCTTCATCCGCCATGCCCGCACAGCCAGGCCGGCCGTCGGGCCGATCGGCACGTCGCGGCGCGCCCTCTTGCTCTTGAGCTTACCCAAGACCTTGTAGTGACGGTCCAGGCGCTCGCGGACGCGGATTTCCCCGCCCTGATTGCTGAGCGGCACGCCATTGTCGGGCAGTCCCAGCAGCTCCGAAATCCGCAGGCCACCGAACATGAGCAGGCGCACGACGGCCTCATCGCGCTCGGGGTGGTCACCCTGCGCGGCGGCGTGCAGCAGCAGCGACAGAACGGCCTTGTCAGGGATCTCGACCCGATCTTCGTCCTCCTCGGGACGCTGGACCGTTTCCACCTTGCATGGGCGGGCGAAGTTGACGACCAGGTCGCCCTTGCGGATAGCGAAGTCGCACCACGTGACCAGGACGCGGCGCAGGCGCTTGACCAAGTCCAGCGAGCCTGTGCGTTCGAACGCGGCGTCAAGGAAGGCCTGGCAGAGCGGCGTCGTCAGTTCGGAGAGCGGGAGGGCGGCGAAGGTCTTATCGGCCTTCAGGTGCTGGTCGCGGGCGGTGCCGTAGCCATCGCGAGTGACCGCCTCCTTGGCGCCGGCCTTCACCAGCCTGTCGAACCATTTGTAGTGGTCGTCGGCGACGTGAACGAGCGTCCTGTCGGCGGCACCGACCAGGGGCGCGGCCTCGACCTTCTTCAGCCAGTCCTGCGCGTCGCCCTTCCGCGCGCAGACCTTGGAGATGCGCGTGCCCAGGGCGTTAGTCGTGACGGCCCGCCACTTGACAGCGCGCGTGCCATCCTTGCGCGGCTGGCCGCTGAATTTCTGGACGTGACCCATGGTGGATTAAAGCGCTGGGCAGCGCGCAGCCGTCAAGCTGCGTGCTGCCCAGGCAGGGTTTCCTCGCCCTTCAGCCAAGCCTCCAGCTCGGATTTGAACGCGTAGATGCCAATGGCCTTCTGCTTACGGATCGGACAACCGCTGGCGCGTGCGCGCAGATGCCGAACCTTGCGCTCGCCCGGCTTGCCCTCCCATCCGAAGAAGTCGGCGATGGCCCGGGCACCCTCGATCTTGTCGTCAGCGAGCTGTTCAGTCATCGCTGTCATACCCCTTCAGATCGGCATAGGCCCGCATGCAGGCGATGACGTCGCCCGACGCGACGGCCGCCTTCGCCGCGTCGATGGACGTCGTCATCATGTCCACGGTCAGCGCGCAGGCGGGGATGGTTCGCGCGAACGCCCTCCAGCGCTCGCGCTTGGCCGTCACGCGCTCGATCTCGTTGAGCAGTTCGAGTCCGACGGTCGTCATGGCTGCTCCTGCAGCTGGGCCAGCGCCTGGCGGCCCTTGTGGGTGGGTTGGATGGGTCCCCGCGCCTCGATCAGGCCGTGACCGGCCATGTGGCGCAGCGCGCGGATGAGCTTGGTCTTGGTCGGCCGGCCGGGAGCGCCGGGCTTGCGGATGGCGTGGAAGATGGCGTTGATCCCCAGGCCCCGCTCCGCGGTGCATTTGAGGATCGCGGCCCAGAGGCCGTCAGGACGCACCTCGGCCGGGTCATGAGTAGCGCGGGCGTAGAGGGTCATGGCCGGCGGGTCTCCTCCAAGCGCGCGGCGCCCGCTCGGGTGGCCAGGACGTGCGCGACCTTGCGCCCCCGGTGGCTGGGGAACGGCGAGGTCAGCAACTCGATGACGACCAGATCGTCGCGCAACAGCCGGCCGATGACCCCCGGGTTGATCTGGCTGCGCGGCACCGGCCGCTGAACGACCCGGCGCAGCTCGCTCAGGGCGTGGTCGGACAGCGGGTGGGTCTTCTCCCCGTTCAGCGGTTCGCTAGCGAGATCCACTAGGCCGCCCTCCCACCGAGGGTCGGGGTGGCGTCGATCTGACTGTCCAGCGCCCGCTGGAGCGTGCGCCAGTCGAACCCGTCGAGCCAGGCCCAGCCGATGTAGCGATCGGGGCTACCGTCGAGGCCCAGGGTGGTGACGGACACGCCCTGCAGCTCTTCCTCCCAGTCACGTACCCTGAGCGGCGCGGCGGCGAGGACGATGGGCGCGCCCCGGCGGTCGAAGTGGATGGCGCGGGCCAGGGCCGCCAGGGTGGGCATGACCGCCGGCTTGGCGTGGGGGCTCAGGGGCTCGCGCACGAGGGCGAACCGGACGTCGCGTGACATTCGTGGTCTCCGGAAATAGGCAATCGCTTCGGCGCAGAACGGGCCTAGGCGGTCGGGGTGGTAGGGGCTGACGGGGCTCACAGCGTCCCCCGCAGGACGGCGCGGGCGTTGTCGATGGCCGTCCGTTCGCGCTCTTCGGACGTGGCCGGAGCCACCGCCGGGTAGTCCCTCGGCAGCTTCCACCGGGCGAGATACTCGCCCCACTCCATGTCATGCTCGACCCGCACGTGATGGGTCAGGTCCGTGAAGCGTCGGCCGTCTTCCAGGCACACCAGATGGTCGGGATAGATCGACTTCCGCATGAGGGCGGGCGTCATCTTCTCGGGCTCGACAACGCTGGCCGGGGCGCGGTCGGTAAGCTCGCGACCTAGGTCGTGGGCATTGACGGCGGCGGCGATCAGCAAGGCGCGGGCCGCGACCAGGGCGTCGGGCAGGACCCGATCCTGATCGACCGTAAGCACCGGCGTGCCGTTGGCGTCGTTGATCACGCCAACGTCGTGCAACGCGACCCGGAGGGGCAGAACCAAGCCGGTCGCGCGCAGCAGCTCGCCGAAGTTGGCCGGCGACACGATATGGTCGGCGACCCGCCCGAGGATTTCCCGGGCCCGCTCCTCCTCGGCTATGGCGTCGGGTGCTGCCTCGGCCTCGACATCGGCTGCGGGCTCAGCTTGGGCGTCGCCAGCGAAATACCGGATCACGCCATCCTGTGTGACCTTCGACGCCCCGGTGAATTCGTTGAGCCAGGGCGTGACGTAACCTGGACCGCTCCAGATCGGCCCCGACCATTCCGCCGTTGCCGCCTCGGCCTGGGCGAGCGCCAGCTGACCGCCGCTGATCGCCAGTTCACCGTCGGCGTCGAATACCTCCGGCATATTTATTCTGAACCAGTCGGGGGCCTTCTCGCCCCACATCACGCACCAGCCCATTTCACCGCCAGCTTGGACGAAGGTCAGGAGTCCAAGGTCCTTGAGACGGCTGCACCCGGCGTCGAGCCAGTACGCGCCGACCTGGGCCGCCCGGCCTTCCTCGGCCGCGTTCTGGGTCAGGGCCTTGTGGGTGGCCTCGATCAACGCAATGCGCTCAGCGCGAGACAGCGGGGGCGAAGATTGCGGAGCCTGTTCGACGGGCTGGGCTTCGTGGACCTCAGCAGTCAGACTGGCCAGCCAGTCCTGAAGCTTGCGCTTCTTCGCCCACTCCCCGAGCTGCCTGACGATGCGCGCGCTGGCGAACGTCAGGGCGTCCTGCCGGCTCCGAAAAAGCTTGTCGCAGGTGCGGACGCCATAAGCGTCGCCCGAACCCGAGTAGGTGGGGCCGCCCTGCGCGGTACTGAGATTGAAGGCCCACCGGCCCTTGTCCGAGGCGTAGAGGCGGATCTCGGCGCTTGGATACCCGTCCCAGGGCGTCTTGAGCACCTCCACGGGCTCCGCCGGCCAAGCCTCTCCTTCAATCGTCGTCTTTCCAGAGAGGTTGGCGGCTTGGAAGTTCGCGCGCCCAGGCTTGGCGCGCTCAATCGCCAGCGCGGCTTCCTCCACCTCCTCGGTGAAGTATTCGACCAAGGCGGCAAGGCGCGCCTCCTCGATGGCGGCAACGCTTGCTGCGTCGGAACGCAGGCTCAAGGGCACTTGCTGGCTCGACGCGGCCTTCGTGCCCGTCACCTCCTCGATGTCGATCTGCGCCGGGTCCGCTCCGACCTTCGGGCCCGGCCGGAGGATGTCGCGAACCTCGCGCCAGCCCAGCTCCTCGTCTTCCCAGCGCTTCAGCACGCCGGCCGGCAGTTCGGCCAAGGCCCGGAGCCAGTCCTGGGCCGTCTTCTCGTGGACGCCGATCGCCTTAGCGGCGGCGCGGGCCGATGGATAGCGCGCAGGGACCAGGGCGCGGAGGGCCATGGCCTTTTCGTACGAAGTCAGGTCCTCGCCCTGGCCGTTGGCGACGAGGGCCAGCTCCGCCGCCTCGGCCACCAGGGCGCCCTGCTCGACTTCGCTGGGGATGCGTTCGACATAGGGGATGCGAACGCGGTTCGGATCGCGGTGGCGGTCATTGACGATGCCGGCGGCGCGCCAGCGGCGCTCGCCATCCCAGATGATCCGGACGCCCGCTTCGTTCCTGGGGAATACCAAGAGCGGCTTGATCAGGCCGCCTTCCTCGATCGTGTCGGCCATTTGCTCCAGCTTCGCCGGATCGAACTTCTTGCGCGGCTGGTCGGGGTTACGGTCGAACTCGCTATGAACGCCCATGGACACCGCGCCGTCGGCCGCGCCTGCAGAAAGGTTGGCGTTGCGCGCCCGGTCCATGGCTTCCAGGGCCAGGGTGGCGGACGCGTCGAGCGCATAGGCGTCGACCGCGCCCTCGCCGCCTTCCGTTGGCGTGCGCATCAGGAGCCCACCCTCGACCAGCTTGGGCAGGTCGCGGCGCACGTTCGACGGCACCCGGCCGGTGGCCTGGGCGATTGCGATGGCGTGGGCCGCGCCGTTGGTGCGCAAGAACTCCAGAACCGGCAGGTGGTCCAGCACGGCGCGCGTGATGGGATTGGCTTGAACGTCCATCGTCATGCCCTTTCGAACGTGCGGGGGTTGAACAGCCCGCCGTGCTTGTTGGTGAGGATCGAGCCGGCGTCGGTGACGCGCTCGCAGATGACGACGTCGCCCACCGCGAACGGGGCCTTGGCGTCGTTGGGCATGCGGGGCTTGCGGATGACGCGCAGCTCCATGCCCTCGGTGAAGGGGCGGAACGGCGTCATCGCGTCACCATCCGCCAGCTGGGGCGCTGGATCTCCGTCAGGCCCAGGGCGAACTCCCGCGCCGAGATTCCGGTGACCGTCGCCACGACCTGAACCGTCCCCAGCTGAGGATCCGGCGCGGGGCCGCGTCCCAGCTTGGCCATCCAGGACGGGCTGTTGTGCCGCATGCGGGCCGCGAGGCGGATTTGCCCCTCGTCCCCCTCCAGCACCTTCAGCTCGCCCGGCTCGCGGCCCAGGTCGTCGGCGATCACCGCGACGGCGGTGTCCAGCGGCGGCCCGTAAAGCACCTTCTTCGAGCGGCGGTGCTTCTCGGGGGCGAACTCGGTGAACAGCACGCTGACGATGCGACCGGACCGAACGGGCGCGCGGAAGGGCGACGTTTTGGCCGCGCCAGCGGCTTGAGCCAGGGCGGTCATCAGGCGGGGCCTCCGCACCGGAACAGGACCGCCAGGACCGCGCCCCAGAACACACCGGCGGTCGCCAGGGCGCCCAGGCGCGCGAAGGCGACGCGCGGCGCGAACAGCGGGCCGTTGCGATAGTCCCAGTCGACCTGGATGAAAGGCTCGTCGGGCGTGGCGGCCCATGCGAACCCGGTTCGCATCCGCCGGCTCATTGCAGCGGCGCCGTGGTGTTGCCGGCGATCAGGGCCAGGCGAGAGGCCATGTCGGCCACGTTGCTGCGATCGCGGCCCTGCATCCGGACGAAGGCGCGGGCCAGCTGGAGGCCGTGGGTCATCCCGGCCATGGCCATGACCGGGGCCAGGTCGTGCGGATCGACCTGGCCATCGTGGGCGGCGTGGTCGCTGTCGAGCGGCAGGCCTTCGAAGAACCAGCCGGGCGTGGTCTTCAGGAACTTGGCGGCGGCGTACAGCTTCGAGGCGCTGATGCGGTTTCCGCCGCGCTCGTATTTCTGAACCTGCTGGAACGTGATCCCGAGGGCCTCGGCCAGCTTCTCCTGGCTGACCTCCAGCGCCTTCCGGCGAAGACGCAGGCGAGCGCCGACGTGCTTGTCGACGGGATGGGCGGCGCGGGCTTCGTGCTGCGCGGCGTGGGCGAGGGCCATGAAGGTTGCTCCCAACCTTCCCGCCGATCCCTGTCGCCTAGGTCATGCCGTAGGCCGATCGAACCCCTCGAAACGGCGCGAGCGACGCACCGTGGATCGGCGGGAGGTTGCGCATATCAACCCGCTTCGATTGAAGTTGTCAATTGACGTCAACAATCGTCAAGCGGTTGACGGTTGTTTCATTCACTGCCTTCGCCGGCTTGCCAGACCCAAACAAAAGACCTTATGCCCGTGTTGCGACAGGTTCGGTCGCTGGGGGTGCGTGATGTCGGAGCAAGATTTTCTCTTCGCGTGGTTGTGCTTCACCGCCCTGCTCGGAATCATTCCGGCCTATATCGCCGCGAGACGAGGACGATCGTTCCCGGCGTGGTGGCTGTACGGAACCCTGCTGTTCATCGTCGCGCTCATCCACAGCTTGCTGCTCAGCAAGCCGGCGAATCTCATCGCCGAGGAGGCCTCAAAGCGAGGACTGGCGAAGTGTCCAAACTGCGCAGAGTGGATTAAAAGCGAGGCGCGGGTCTGCAAGCACTGTCGCTTGCCCGTCACCGAGAAGGCTGACGCTTAGTCGCCGCGAAGGCGAACGGCGTAGACGCCGCGCAGGTCAGACAATGGAAATTGGATGATCCGGTCCTCGGGGTTCAACTCGCGCACAAACAGCGTCGAGCCGTCCATGTGGCTGTAGAATTTGACGTAGAATTCACCGGATTTCGTCTCAATAACGCATCCGTATCCGCGCCTAGGGTGGCGCGCACGATCGAATAGGACGATCTCCCCGGGCTCGGCCCAAGGTATCATGCTCTCGCCGGCAACCTCGGTCGCCCCGACGTTGCGGCCTAAAACCTGCCTTAGATCAATCTGCCGCAGCGGTTCATCACTATCTCGAACCTGGTGGCCAAGAGGCCCGGCCTGGGCGCGGGTGTAGACATCGAACACCATGTCGTTGACGGCGGCCCGGCCGTCGTTAGAGGGCACCGGCAATGGCGCGGCCAATAGGCGGGCGCGCTCCATGTCGAGGTCGGATTCGGTGGCGTCGAGAACCGAAAGGATCTCTTGGAGCCGCTCGGGCGTGAAGGCACGCTCTCCCAGCTCGTACTGCTGATAGTTGGCGCCGGTCATTCCGAGGGCCTGGCCAACGTCGCGCAGGCTCGGCTTCGGCCGCCGCGACTCACGAATGGCGCGGAGCGCTTGGCCAACCAAACGCTGTTCAGCTTTGTGTGCGGGGACTGTCAACGGCATGGGCCGATAGCGCCGCATGTCGTTGTTGATAGCCAGCCCCAGCACAACACCCTCATTTCAACTTAGCTGTGTTGACATAAACAACAAATCAACCTCGATTTCAACAGCGACGAGAATCAGGACGTCGCGCAATGAATCGAGCCATTCCATCACCCGTTCCCCGCCCTGCTTTCGCGTTCTGGTTATGGGACCGCGACATCCCTCTGCGGGAGGCGGCCGTGGAGCTTGAATGCTCCTACGAGCAGGTCCGCATCATCTGCCTGCCGTTCAGCGACAAGGGTCGTCGGGTGCCGAGCGAAGCGCTGCTAGAGCGCATCGTTGAGTGGACCGGCGGTCAAATCACGGCCGTGGACTTCTACCCGCCCCGCCTGACCGGCGGTCGCACACCACGCGATGATCAGGCGGTGTCGGCATGAACCGCCTCGAACGCCTGACCCTCTGGTCCGACCTGCTGGCGGCGGAGAGTGCGAACCTCGTCCGCGACTACCGCGCGTCGATGATTGTAGACGCCGACCACGGCCCCAGCCTGAACGTCCGCATCGCCGCGCTGCGCGGACTAACGGCCCGCCTGTCGGCCAAGGCCTGCCCGGTGCCTTCGGCCTGGGAGGCCGCCGCCGACTTCCTGCCCATCGTGCGCCTGTTCGTTGAGGAACGCGCGACCCCTGCCCTGCGCCTGGAACTGGTCGACCGCGTCATCGCCGCCGCCGACCGCCTGACCAAGGCCCTGGCGGATGGCGAGCGCCCGCGCGCCGACGTGTTCGGCTAGGGAGCGGTTCGGGGTGGGCGTTCCTACGGATTTCAGGGCGGTCATGGCGTCGCGGCTACCCGCCGCCGACGAGACCGACTTCTACCCGACGCCGCCCTGGGGCGCGCGGGCCGGCGGCGAGCTGATCCGCCTGTTCGATCCCCGCCCATCCGGCCTCTGGTGGGAGCCGGCTTGCGGCGCGCTGCACGCCGCCCACGGCCTGCGCGACTATGCGCCCCGGCTGGTCGTCAGCGACGCCTACCGTTACGGCCCGGGCTACCCGCTCTTCGACTTCCGGTCCGATGCCCCGCCGCCGTTCCTGGCCGACTGGATCGTAACCAACCCGCCGTTCCTCGATATCGAGCTGTTCATTCGGCTTGCCTACGCCCGGGCGCTACGGGGCGTGGCCCTGCTGATGCGGGCGGGGCTTCTTGAGACGATCGGCCGGTACTCGCTGCTGTACCGTGACTGCCCGCTGACGGTCTTCGCGCCCTTCTCCGAGCGCCTGCCGATGCACAAGGGTCGCTACGAGGACGACGGCAGCACCGCGACCTTCTACGCCTGGTTCATCTGGCTCAAGCCGGTGCTTCGCCCCAGGCGCTTCATGGCCCGGGTTGGCGACGCCTACTTCCCGGCCGTGGTTCCGATCCCGCCGGGTACGAAGGCCCGCCTGATCCGGCCCTCGGATGCGGCCTTCGCGGCGCGGGAGGCGGCATGACCTTCGCCCAAGACGCCCTGCGCCTCGCCCAGTTCGGCTTCGCGACGTTCCCCCTGCTGCCGCGCCGCAAGGGACCGTACAAGTGGTCGACAGGCCTGCACGCCGCTTCCACCGATCCGGACCAGGTCGCGACCTGGTGGGCGGGGCGCGGCGATCTGGCGGTCAACTGGGAAGCCGATCCGCCGCCCCCGCCCGGCTACCGGATCACGCCACGCGCAGACTCGAACATCGGGGCGGCGACCGGACCTGCCTCGGGCATTTGGGTCTTGGACGTGGACGGGGCGAAAGGCGAGGAAGGCCTCGCGGCCCTGATCGCCATCCACGGCGATCTGCCGGCGACGCCGGAGCAAATCACCGGCGGCGGTCGTCAGCTGCTGTTCGCCTGGGACGACGCCTATCCGATCCGCAACTCGGCGGGAAAAATCGGCCCCAAGATCGATGTGCGCGGCGACGGCGGTTACATCGTCGCGCCGCCATCGATCCACCCGGGCAAGCCCGAGGAGGGCATTCCGCCCGGTCGCGTCTACACCTGGGTTTCCGGCCGCGCGCCGTGGGACCTGCCGTTCGCGGCGGCGCCCGAATGGCTGCTCAAGGCGGCAATGCCTGCGCCCGAGGCCGAACACAGGCCGCCGACCCAACCTCGGACAGTCATGGCGGGGCGCGCGTCGAAATATGGCGAGGCGACCTTGGCGACGACCTGCGCCCGGATCGCGTCGACCCCGCCAGGTGGCCAGAACGAGGCCCTGTTCGGCTATGCGTCATTCATAGGGGCCAGGATCGCGGGCGGCGAGATCGATCACGCCTATGGCCGCGCATCCCTGATCGACGCAGGCATGCGGATGGTTCCGCGCGGCAAGCCCTGGACCCTCAAGGAAGTCGAGAACACCGTCGACCGGGGCTTGAAGGCCGGGGAGGCGCATCCGACGTCCGCGCCCGAGCGGCCGACTTTCCAGCCCGCCCACCGGAGCGCCCCCCGCGTCGCGCCCTCCCCGGCCGATCAGGCGATCGACATCCGCAACGCCCGTGCGCTGTGGGACGCCGCACGCCCGGCCGACTGCAACCTGTTCCGGTCCTGGCTGCGCATCTGGGGTCTGGACCCCTCCGCCCTGCCGACCGCCATGTCTCGCCTGCGCGCCTGCCAGCGCGCGCCGATCGGCGACGGAACGGGGCCGGCGGTGCTGGTTCCGTTGTCGGCGGGCGTCGATATCGAGGCTCCCGACGCCCTGGCCGTCTTGCCGCTCGATCCACGGTCCGAGGGCCTGGCGGAGTTCGTGGGTGACCCCGCTGGCCGCGTGGCGGTGCTGGTCCCCTGGGGCGCCGGCGGCGACGTCGTGGTGACGACAGACTTTCAGGACGCCTGGGCGCTTGGGACCGGCGCGGCGGAAGCCGATCACGCGATGGGCGTGGTGATCGCGCCCCTGCGAACGACCCTTTCCGGGGCCGCCCTGGGCGACAGGTTCGGGCGGGTAGACGTCCGCACGCCCCACCTCGATCCGGCCACCCCGCCCTGGACCGTCGAGGGCGTGGATACGGCCTACATCGCGATCCGCGGTGACTTGGAAAACCCGCCCCTGAGGTCGCGAAAGGCCTGGGGCGGTACGGCGCGCATCGATCTCCAGGGCGAGGCGGCGGCGCGGTTTTACGGCGGTTTGGCTGAACAGGGATGGCGGAAGGCCGGTGCGAACCAGGTTCGCATCATGCGCCCCAGTGGCGGTGCGCGCGGCTTCAACGCTGGACGTAGTGGAGGGGGCGCGTAGTGGCCGAAAAAGACAATCCGTTTGGCGACCAGGTGGTCGAGGTGCCGGCGGGCGTCAGTCCGGAGGACATGGCCGCCTTCCCGCTGAACGACCTGGGCAACGCCATGCGCCTGGTGCTGCTGGCGGGGGGCGACGTTCGCCGAGACGGGAGCGTGGATTCCCGCCATTCGCGGCTGCTGTTCCAGCTCGGCGGCGGCTGGGTCGGCTTCAACGGCAAATATTGGGATCGAAAGCACGGCGAGGACCTGGCCCGACGGCTGGCTCACGAAACGTCGCGTGTGTTGCCGGCGATGTGGCCGCACATGGGCGACCACGTCTCGGCCAAGGACTTCTTCCGGTTCGCCAACGACGCCGGGTCGGCGGGCAAGACCTCGGCCATGCTACGCCAGGCGCAATCATACCTGACGGTCGAGATCGACGTGTTCGACCGCGATCCCATGGCCATCAACTGCCTGAACGGCACGGTCAAGATGCGCTGGACGCCGCCAGCTGGTGACCGCGCCGGCAAGTTCGACGTGCGCCTACAGCCGCATGAGCCGGCTGACCGGATCACCCGCTGCACGACGACGATCTACGATCCCAAGGCCCAGGCGCTGCTCTATCAGAAGGTGGCCCAGGAGAGCCTGGCCGACGGCGAGGAGCGCGCGCACTTCAAGCGGTTGATGGGCTATTCCAGCACTGGCTGCACCCATGAACAGGCGTTCTTCCTGGCCCAGGGCCGGGGTCGCGACGGCAAGTCCACCTTGCTGGACGCTGCACGGGAAACCCTCGGCAGCTACGGCATGGCCGGCACGCCCCAGACCTTCCTTGAGGGCGGTATCCAGAACGGATCAGGCCCGTCGCCCGACCTGATCGCCCTGAGCGGGGACGTGCGCCTGGCGGTGCTGTCGGAGCCCCCACGGGGCTCGAAACTGAACGAAGGCCGCCTCAAGGCCTGGACCTCGGGCACGCCCATCCAGGCCCGCGACCTGAACGCCAAGCCCATCGAGTTCAGGCCGATCGCCAAGCTGTTCTGGGAGTGCAACGCCTTCCCGGTGGCGCGCGGCGACGACGACGGCATCTGGCGACGCATCTATCCGGTGCTGTTCCGCCGCCAGGTGCCGAAGGAAGAGATCGACCGCACCCTGCCCGCCAAGCTGCTCAAGGAGCGCGCCGGCATCCTCAACTGGCTGATCGAGGGCGTCGGCGACTGGTGTGCGCGCGGGCTCGACCAGCCGGAGAGCTACCGAGCCGCCCTGGAGGACTACCGCAAGGCGTCCAGCCCGTTTGGCGACTGGCTCAGCGAGCGGTGCGTCACGGGCGAGGCGGCGGCCGGCAAGCGCGAGCTGTCGGGGGATCTCTACGCCAGTTTCAAGGAATGGTCCGAAGAGCAGGGCCACGAGAAGATCATGTCCACCCGGGCCTTCGGCGACGCCCTGCGCGACCGCCAGGTGGCCCTGGCGGGCAAGGACGCGGGCGGACGCAAATATCGCGGTCCAATCCGTTTGAAGACCCTGGAGGAGCGGGCCGCCGACAACGCGGACGCTCCCGCCGCCGCGCCGGTTACGCCCCCCGTGGGCGCCGGTGGCCTGGAATCCGCTGACCCGTTCGCCGACGTCTACCCCGACATGGACGAGGTCTGGCCCACCGATCCCGACGCGGATGGCGACCAATGATCGCCTGGCGAACGGACAGTAACGGACAGACGGACAATCAAGATCGGGCGGGCAAGGCGCGCGGGCGCTGGAAACGGACGGTCGATTGTTCGGCGAGCGGCGAATGTCCGTCCCGCAAGTCACTGATTTCGCCGCGCAAACGGACAGAACGGACATTCCGGACAGTCGGACCGCCCTAGAGGGCTATGGGGGCGTGATGCGGGCGCGAGCGGTGTGCGCCCCTGCATCCGTCCGTTCGTCCGTCTGTGTCCGTTTGCCCTCGCTTCCCCCGACCCTTGGTCTTGAAATGACATTCATCGAGAGAGAAAAGACTGAAACCCTGGCGGAGCACCTGCTCCGCAACGCCGATCACCTCGGCTTGTCGGAGGCCCATCGGTCTCAGCTCCAGGCGGCGTTCCGCCTGGAACAGGGGCCGTTCAAGGACCGGGTGGCCAAGCGCGAGGCCCTGGGCCTCGCGGCGGATATGGCGAGCAAGGTCCAGGCCGACATGGCGGGGGCCGCCACCGACGCGCTGGCCAGGGCGGCGGCGGCGGAGCTGGCGGCATTGCGGGTCGAGCACCAGGCCCTGCTGCTCAAGCGGGTGAAGACGCCGGAGGAAGGGCGCGCTCTCAAGGCCCTGGCCCGCAAGATCCAGACCGCGACGACCCTCGCCAAGCCGGGCGAGGAGCGGACGGTGTCGCCCGCCTTCATCAAGGCCCAGGCCGTGGGCGTCGCCCAGGACGTGGTCACGGGGATCGGCGTGGTCCGCACGGTCGTCACCCGCATCAAGGCCCGCGACGGGCTGGCCTCGCTCGTCGACGCCAAGGCGATCACCGAGGCTGAGGCCAAGGTGGGCCTGGCCTATCGCTTGCTCTTCGAACAGTGCGGACCAGGTTCGGGCCTCGGCTCGCAGTTGGAGGATCGGCCTCGCTCCATTCGGGCCAGCACCCATGGCGTCGTCGCCCATGGCCTGCTCAAGGCCTACGCTGGCGTGCGCCTCACCGGTGTCGAGCGCGCCGTTCAACATGCTGACGCCTCGGGCCGCGCGCTGGCCGTGCTGAGGGCGGTCGCAGGGGCGGGCCACACCATCCGATCCCTCGGCGCGGGCGGCAACACCAACCGCGCCAACCTGGCCGCGCTGCAAGTCGCGCTCCGGATCACCCGCGCCGCCCTTGAGGGGAATGGCGGCTTGCGAATCGGGGAACGCTAAGTACATAAAACGCATACCGCTTGAACTTGCGACAACAGCCCGCCCGGCCCACGCCGAGGCGGGTTTGCTTTGTCCGGTGCTTGCCCCCACCCCTTCACCGCGGCGACGACAAACCCCTTGCTAATCAATGGGTTGATCCGCCATCGACCCCATCAAGCCCCCTCGAACGGGTCCTCCCCGGCGGGGGTGCCCCCTATGCGGTGGGGCTGAGCGCGATCTCGCGTTAGTCCAGCCCTGGAAACATTCTGAACTCGGTGAACTTATGAACCTGCTCCTGACGCAGGCCGAGTACGCCGCGCATCGGGGCGTGGGTAAGTCGGCCGTTTCGAACTGGAAGGCCAAAGGCCTCCTCGTCTTCGGCTCCGATCCCGCTCGCCCAGGCAAGCAGCTGGTCGATGTCGTGAAGACCGACCTCGTCGTCGGGGGATCGATTGACCCGACGCGCGGCCGGCCTCGGAGCGCGGAAGTCGCCCAGGTCGAAAACCCGCCGCCGGCTGGCACCGTCGAAAACTCGCCGAGGCTGACCGTCGGCCGGAGCGATCCGCTCGCCGAGGCGCGACTTGACGACTTCCGTGAGCGGACACTGAGCCGGCGGATCGAGAACGGCAAGGCGTTGGGCCTGCTGGTGGAGATCGCCGAGTACGAGCGACGGTCCGGTGAGATGGGCCGCAAGATCCGCGAGCGCACCGAGGGCCTGATCCGGAAGCTGGCCGAACGCCTCGCCGCCGAAACCGACCCGCGCGTCATCATCGGTCTTCTGTCCGAGGAGTTCTCGCGCCTGTTCGAGAGGGTCGCCAGCGAAATCGAAACCGAAGCCTCCGCCGAAATGGCCGCCGACGCGGTCCTGGCCCAGGTCGAGGCCGCCGCCGAGGAGGTTGAACCGCCGGAGGGTGAATGAACGCTCCATCGTTCCTGCTCTCGTCCATCGAGGCCCAGACCGCGCTCTGTGCGAACCGGGTTCGCATCAATAAGGCCTTCGCCGGGGGGCTTCGCCCGCCGCCCCGCGTCCTGGTGTCGGATTGGTCAGCCGAGCACCGGGAGTTCCCGGACGATGCGCCCGTGCCTGGTCAGTGGACGCGCGAAAGCGCGATCTACACCGTCGAGATCATGGACAAGCTCGCCCCGTTCGATCCGGCGAGCGAGGTCACGATCATCAAATGCGCCCAGTCCTCGGGCTCGGTGACCGGAGAGAATTGGATCGGCTACGTCAGTGACGTCGCCCCCGGCCCGCTGATGTACGTCCAGGCCACCATCACGGCGGCCAAGGACTGGCTGGCGGAGAAGTTCTGGCCGATGGTCGAGGCGTCCAAGCGCCTCAACCCCGCCCGCAACGGCACGATTATGCCGCGCCGGTCCCGCGACGGGAACGGAACGACGGCGTTGCGGGTGCGCTTCAAGCGCGGCGGCTGGATGCTGATCGCCGGAGCCAACTCGGCGGCGACGCTTCGCCAGCACTCGATCCGCTACGTGATCGAGGACGACCTCGACCAGTTCCCCGACGACCTGGACAACCAGGGCTCGCCGGAGAGCATGATCGAGGCCCGTCTAACGGTCTTCGCCAAGCTCGGTATCTCCAAGCGGCTCAAGATCTCCACGCCCACGAACAAGGGCGCGTCGAAGATCGAACGGGCCTATCTCGCGAGCGACCAGCGACGGTTCTATTTCAAGTGCCGGCACTGCGGCGACCGCTTCGACCCGCTGTTCGAAGACCTCAAGTGGCCCGATGGCCGCCCCGACCAGGTCTACATGGTGGCCCCTTGCTGCGGCTCGCCCGTCCAGCACTGGGAAAAGGAGTTGATGTCCCTGGTGGACGGCTGGGTTCCCACTGTGGTCCTCGGCGGCGAGAGCCCTCCTCGGGTGATGGACGAGGAGGAGTTCCAGCGCTGGCGGGCCCGCGACGTTCAGGGCAAGCAGCCGGGCTATCACATCACCGGCCTGGTCACGGCCATGATGACCTGGGCGACGCTCTGCGTGTCGTTCGTGGACAGCCAGGGCGACGTCAACAAGCTGCGGGGTTGGACCAACCTCAAGCACGGCTACACCTTCGTGCTGAAGGGCGACGCGCCGCCAGCCGAAAGCCTTGAGATCCTGCGTGAACAGGATTGGGGGCGCGGCCAGATGCCGTTTGGGCCCGTCGTCTTCACCATGGGCTGCGACGTCCAGGGCGACGGCATCTACTACGAGGCGCTGGGCTGGTCGCTGGGCCTGGAGAACTGGAGCCTGGACCACGGGTTCATTCCCGGGCCCACCGATGTCCCTGGCCAAGGTGCCTGGGCACTGTTGGAGGAGCGCGCCGGACGAACCTTCGTGTTACCCGGCGGGAAGGCCTACGGCTTCGATCAGATCTGCGTCGACGCCGGCTACAACACCGAGGCGGCCAAGGCCTTCTGTAAGCGCAAGCCCAACCGCCTGCCGGTGTTCGGGCGCGACGGCTGGATGATGCCCATCCTCGGGCGCGGCCAAGCCATCCACTTCGAGGCGCACAAGTCCCCGCGAGGGCGCAAACGGAAGAAAAAGGCCGGCGAAGAGGCCCACCTCGTGGGGACCTACGGGGCCAAGTTCAGCTTCTACGGCTTCCTTAAGGCCTCGATCGCTCAGGCCGAAGCTCAGCACCGTGGCGAACGGCCCGAACCCATGCAGGGCCGCATCCATTTCGGCCGCGACGCCGGTGCCGACTACTTCGGCATGCTGACCAGCGAAAGCTGCGTGGTTGAGATGAAAAACGGCCTGGCTAGGCGCGTCTGGAAGCCAGAGCCGGGCCGCGAGAACCACTGGCTCGACTGCCGCGTCTACAACCGGGCCGCCGCCGAAGCGCTGGGCCTTGAAAGCCGGGGACCGGCCGACTGGTTCGCGCTCCAGGCCAGCCGGTACGCCTCCGCCGACCCCATGCAGGGCGACCTGATCGCCCTGGCCAACCGCCCCGCGCCCGACCAGAGCGCGCCCACCCCCGCCCAGCCGGCTGCGCCTCCCGCCTCCGGCGAGGAAGAGGGCAACGCCAACTGGATCGACGAACGAGAAGGATGGCTGGACTGATGCCCGCACCTGACTACGCCACCGAAATCGCGGCCCTGGAGAAGGCGCTGGCCTCGGGCGAACTGACCATCGAGGCCAATGGCGAGCGCGTGACCTATCGGTCCACGGCCGATATTCGCGCGGCGCTGGGCCACTTCCAGAACAAGGCGACCGCGAACAATCCGAACCCCGCCCTGGGCGGCTCGGCCTTCGGCTTCTCGGCCGTCGCCTACGATCGGAACTAGTCGCATGGACTTCTCCCGACTGATCGACGGCGTCATTGAGCCGTTCTCGCCACGCACGGTCCGCCGCCGCATGGCCGAGCGCCTAGCCCTAAAGGAAATCCGTGCCTATGACGTGGCCGCCGAGGGCCGTCGCACGGCGAACTGGCGCCGCCCGTCGACCAGCGCCGACCGGGAAATCCGCAGCGGTCTAGTCAAGGCTCGCAACAGCGCGCGCGAGCTGGTCCGCAATAACAAGTACGCGGCGTCCGCCTTCAAGCAGGTGGTCGCGAACCTGGTCGGCGACGGCATTTCCGCCCAGGCAGTGCACCCCGACAAGGAAGTCGCCCAGCGCGCCCAGGATGAAATGGATCGGTTCGCCGAGTCCCGCGTCGATGGCCGTAACGACCTGTACGGAGTGCAACGCCTTGCCGTCCGCGCGATGGTCGAGGGCGGCGACGGGCTGGTGGCCTGGAGCCCAGACCAAGACGGGCCGGACGGTCGCTGCCGGGCCCTGGAGGGCGACTTCCTCGACCACCTGAAGAACGACGACCGCGACGGTGCGGGGCGCATCATCCAGGGTGTCGAGTTCGATGGCATCGGCGACCGTTCGGCCTATTGGCTGCATGGCCGCCACCCCGGCGATGCGGGCGGCTACTTCGGCAATCCCACGCGGTTCGAGGCCCCGCATATCGACCACCTGTTCGATGAGCTGCGCGCGGGCCAGACCCGGGGCGTCTCCTGGTTCGCGCCGGTGGCGATGACACTGCGAGACCTGGGCGACTTCGAGGACGCCATCCTCATGAAGAAGAAGGTCGAGGCCTGCCTCGCCCTGATCCTCTCGCCCGGCGAAGAATCGAACCCGACAGACCCGTTCAGTAAGACGACGGGCGACACCGGGGCCGAACCTGGTGCCTCTCCGCGCCGCAAGGACGACACGATCCGCCCGGGCATGGTGTTTCGCACCCGTCCGGGCGAGACGGCCACCACCCTGACGCCCTCGTCCAGCGGCGATGGCGTCGAGTTCGCCAAATGGCAGATGATGGGCGTCGCGGCCAACCTCGCGCCGTATCACCTGATCACCGGGGACCCCAGCAAGGCCAACTACGCCAGCCTACGGGCCATGAACCTGGCGTTCTGGGCCAACCTCGATGACTGGCAGCAAAACCTACTGGTGCCCTTCCTCTGCAAGCCCGCGACATCGCGGCGAATGAAGCGCCTGCAGCTGGCCACCGGCGACCGCCGCTTTCTCCAGGTGCGCTGGCGTTACGCCATGCCGGTCCGGCGGTTCGCCGATCCGATCAAGGACGCGGCGGGCGAGATCATGGAAATCCGCGGTGGCCTGAAAACGATGACGAAGGCGCTGATGGAGCGCGGGATCAACCCCGCCGACCACCTCAAGGAAATCGGCGACTTCAACGTCATCGCGGACGCCCTGGGGCTGGCCCTCGAAACCGATCCCCGCCGCCTGACCGATAGCGGCGTGCTCCAGGCCGCCGCCGGCTACCTGGCCGGCCTCGCCAAGGAAGGAAACTGACCATGACCCGCTCGGCCAGGCCGACACCGCAGGAAAGGAGCTTGGAATGCCGCAACCTCTGACGCGACGGGAGGCGCAATTCCCGGTCGCCCGGGCCAACTTCACGCCTCGCAGCTACGACCCCGAAAACCACACCGTCGAGCTGGTCCTCGCCACCGGCTTTCCGGTCCGCCGCTACGACTGGGACGAAGGCACCTACTACCTCGAACAGCTCGAAATCTCCGATGCGGCGATCGACGGCTCGCGGATCGAAAAGGGTGTGTGCCCGCTCCTCAACGCCCATTCCTCGTGGGCGATCGAGGATCAGCTCGGCCGGATGGAAAGCTGGCGGGTCGAGGACGGGAAATTCATCACGGTCGCGCGCTTCGGCGTGGGGCCCGCCGCCCAAGCCGCCGAGGCCGAGGTCGCCGCCGGCACCTGGCGGGGCGTCAGCGTCGGCTATCGCCGCGACGAGATGCTGAAGGAGACGCGCCAGGACGGACGCATCCCAACCTACAAGGTCACGCGCTGGGGGGTCCTAGAAGGCTCCCTTGTGCCCATTCCCGCCGATCCGGACTCAGGGGTCAGATCGGACGAAAACGGGCTTCACCCCTGCACCATCCTTGAACCTGAAATGGAGGCCCGTGCCATGCCGCCGGAAAACCAACCCGTTGTCACCCCGGCGGCTACGCCCGCCCCGGAAGTCCGCGCTGAACCCGCTCCGGCTCCGGCACCCGCGCCGGCTCCGGCCGCGCCGGTCAATCCGAACCCGGTTCGCATGTCGGCGGCGGAAGCCCTCGACTTCGCCGAAGACGCCCGCGCCTTCGGCGTCGACGTCGCCCAGGCCCGCAGCTGGGTCAGCGACCTGGAGCCCGACGCCGCTCGGGCCGCTCTGATGCGCGCCGCCGCCGATCGTCAGCGTGGGCAAGCCCCGATGCAGCCGGCCATGGGGGGCATTCGGATCACCGTGGACGAACGCGACACCATGCGTTCGGCCATCGCCACCGCGCTGCTGCACAAGGCCGACGCTCGCACCGAGCTGACGCCCGAGGCGCGCGAGTGGCGCGGGATGACCCTGATGGAGATCGCCAGGGACAACTTGAGCCGCAACGGCGAGAAGGTGCGCGGCCTGGGCAAGCGCGAACTGGCGGAAGCGGCGTTACGGGCGCATTCGACGTCGGACTTCCCGGCGATCCTGTCCAACGTCGCCGGACGCACCCTGCGAGCCGGCTACACCCAAGCGCCTCAGACCTTCAAGGTCTGGCAGCGCCGGGTCAGCGCTCCGGACTTCAAGCCGATCACCCGCCTGCAAATGGGAGCCGCGCCCAGCTTCCTGCTGGTGCCGGAAGGTGGCCAGTACAAGATGGGCACCATCGGCGAGGGCAAGGAGGTCTATTCGCTGGCCACCTATGGCCGCATCTTCGCCGTCACGCGCCAGACCCTGATCAACGACGACCTGGAGGCCTTCACTCGCATCCCCGCCCTGTACGGCGCGGCGGCGGCCCGGCTCGAAAGCGACGCGGCCTATGCTCCCCTGATCGCCAACCCGAACATGAGCGACGGCGTGCCCCTGTTCGCGGCCGGGCACGGCAACCTGGCCGCCGCTGGCGCGGACATCAGCGAGGAGAGCATCGACGCCGCCGAACAGGCCTTCGGCGCCCAGGTCGGGCTCCAGGGCGAGGTTCTGAACCTGACGCCGCGCTACCTGATCGTCCCGCGCAAGTACAAGACCAAGGCCAAGAAGCTGCTGTCGGCGGTCCAATCGACCACCACCAGCGACGTCAACGTCTTCCAGAACGAGTTCGAGCTGGTGGTCGAGAGCCGTCTGAACCGCGCGGCCGGCGCGGCTCCGTGGTTCATGGCGGCGGACCCGAACATGATCGACACCATCGAGTACGCCTATCTCGAAGGCGACGACGGCGTGTTCCTGGACGAGCGCCTGGGCTTCGACGTCGACGGCATCGAGTTCAAGGCCCGTCTCGACTTCGCGGCCAAGGCCCTGGACTCCAAGGGCCTGTACGAAAACCCCGGCATCTAAGCTCCAACCACAAAGACCCGGGCGTCTATCCCCCGCGTCCGCAACCTCACGAAGGGCCGCTCCGAAAGGGCGGCCCTTCGTCTTTCCAGCGCCGATCTCCAGGCCCGCCGGTGGCGACGGGCCTCGACGTCTTCGCCGGATCGTCGGCACCACCAGAGAAGGAAGAGACCATGAGCAAGACCAAGTTTTCGGACGCCTCGCCGCTGGACATCACCGCCCCGGCCGGCGGCACGGTATCGGGCGTCGGCGTCCTGATCGGCACGATCTTCGGTATCGCCGTGACCACCAACGTGGCCGGCGATGTCGTCGCCATCGACACCGAGGGCGTGTTCGATCACGCCAAGGAAGCTTCGGGCGCCGGCCAGGCCTGGGCTGTCGGCGACGCGGTCTACTGGGACAACGCCAACAAGCGCCTGACCAAGACCGCCGCCGGCAACACAAAGGTCGGCAACGCCACCGCCGTCGCCCTGACCACGGATGCGGTCGGGCGCTTCCGCATCGTGCCGTTCGCCTAGCGCGCCGCCTATCCCTCTAACCTTCCGGAGTATTCTCCATGCGCATCGCCCATCTCATGGCGTCGGCCGCCCTGGTCGCGCTCGCCGCCAACACTGACGGCGGCGGCCAAGCCGATCCCGTCGCCAAGTCCGCCCCCAATCCCGCCCCGCTGACCGCAAACCAGGTCGCTCCCGCCGCCCCGGCTTCCGAACCGGCGGCGCAGGCCCCGGCCCTGGCTCCGACGGCCGATCCCAACCCGCCGACGTCCGCAAAGGCCGCCATGGACGCCAAGCCCGCCGCGAAAACGGCGGCTTCGGCCAAGGGCAAGGGCGCGACCAAGGCCGCCGCACCGTCGAAGCCGGCGACGAAGCCGGCCCAAAGCGACAATGTCGCCGTTCCCGCCGGGGAGCAGGTGGTGATCGTGTGGGCCCAGCCCGGCCATGAAAAGCTGCCGGTCGGCGGGCTCTACCGCACCCCGGCGGCCGAAGCCGCTGCTCTGCGTAGCGCCGGGCGAGCCCGATACGCGGCCGAGGCGGAGATCGAGGGCCACATCGGCGAAATCCCCGAAATCGAGGGTCTGTAAGCCATGTCCTCGCCAAAGGAGCGGCGGGCTCGCCTCAAGGGAGCGACGTTCGGGGCCTTTGGCGAGGACGCCACCTGGCTGTCCGTCACCGACGGCCCGCTGTCGGCCCTGGTTCGGCGAGAACCAGGCCTTTCCACCCTTCCGTTCGGCGACGGCCGGATCGAGGTGGAGACCCTGATCCTCCGGGTCCTGCGCGAGCAGGTTCCCTCCCCGGCCATCGGTGATCAGGTCGAGATCGACGGCGAAACCTTCCGCGTGATCGCCGATCCTCGGCTCGATCCGCTCGGCTTCGACTGGCTTTGCGAGGCGCAGAGGATCTGATGCGCGTGCGGGCGAAGGTGGACAACTTCGGCGACGTCATGACCGAGCTGGAGGAGGACGTCGCCACCAGCATCACCAAGGCCATGGGCGAGGCGACGCTTCTGCTCAAGCGCGACTTGGCCGACGACGTCCAGGCCGCCGGCCTTGGCAATCGCCTGGGCAAGACATGGCGATCCCAGGTCTATCCGCAATCGGGCAACAGCCTGGACCCTGCGGGCTGGGTTTGGACGAAGGCTCCGCTCCTGATCGACGTGTTCGATCGCGGAACCACAATCCGAGGCCGCGATGGTCTTTGGCTGGCCATTCCAACGCCGAACGCGGGAAAGCGGGCTCCGGTCGCGGGTGCGCCCGCCTTCGGCGCGCGTCAGGGCAAAACCGCGCGGGTCACGCCGGGCGGATTCGAACGCCGGACCGGCCTAAAGCTGCGGTTCGTCTATCAGCACAACAAGCCCAGCCTGCTGGTGGTGGACGCCGCCAAGCGCGACGCTCTTGGAAGGGCCGCGCGCTATCAGCCCAAGGGACGTGGCAGCAAGCTCTATGGGCCTTCCGGTCAGACGATCGTCGTCTTCATCCTGGTTCGCCAGGTCCGGCTCAACAAGCGCCTGAACGTCGAGGCCATCGCCGCCCGCGCCGCCGACCGGCTCGCCGGCCTACTCACCAAGCATTGGAGGTAGTCCATGAACGAGCATGAGGCGGTGCTTCAGGCGGTACTGGCCATGATCGAGGCCGCCTTTCAGTATGCCAAGGTCACCCGCCTGGGCGTCAGCACCGCCAAGCCGGCGCGAATGGAGCCTGGCGGGCTGGTCGTCATGCGGGACGGCGACGCCGGTGATCCGGAGCCGATGCTCGGCGTGCGCGCCTACACCTACACCCGGCGCATCTCGGTCGAAATGGCGCCCTATCCCAGTGACGACCCCGCAGCGGCCCTGGCGATCCTCCTTGCGCCCTTCCGCACCGCGATAGAGGCGGACCGGTTCCTAGGCGGTCTTGCCGACTGGATGGAGGCCAGCCCGCCCGTCGCTGACGAAAACGAAGTGCTCGGCGCTGCGCCGTTCTACTGGGCCGAGGTCGGCCTGTTCGTGACCTACACCACCACCGATCCCCTGGGCTGACGCCCTTCCCCGAAAACTGGAGACTGCAAGATGGCTGGCCGTCGCGCCTTTGGCTCGAACTCCGTCATGGCGTTCGCTATCGCCGCCCTCTACGGGCAAATCGTGGCCGCTGGCGGCTACTACAAAATGCCGTTCGCCAGCGCCAACTTGGGCGATGAGCAAGGCCTGATCGATCCGGGCCTCTTGGGCTATGGCCGCGATCCGCAAACGCCCGACGACGACGTCGTGAACAACGACGGCGACGTGGTGGTGCCGGTGGATCTGCGGTTCTTCGGCCTGTGGCTGAAACTGCTGTTCGGCGCGCCCGTCACCACGCAGGGCGTGGCGGCTTCCGGCCTGCTGACCTTCAATGCCCAGCCCGCTGTCGCCGCGACGATCACCATTGGCGGCCAGGCTTTCACCTACCGGGCCGCCAACCCCGCCGCGAATGAGATCCTGATCGGGGCCACGGTCGCCGATACCGTCCGCAACACGGTCTGGGCCCTCAACGCCAGCGCCGTGGCCGGCGTCGCGGCGGCGACCTACTCGACTGATCGCAACTACGCCACGGTGGCGATCACGCACGACACCATCGGCATCGCCGGCAACGCCATGACGATCGCAGCCGGCGGAACGTCGAACGTCGCGGTGTCGGCAGCAACCCTGACCGGCGGTTCCGCGGTGGGCCCCTACAACCACGTTTTCACCTCGGGCGCGCAGACCCTTCCCGACGCTTCGGTGGAGATCGGCAACCCGGAGGTGCCCAGCTACGGCATGAACTACGGCGTGATGGCCAACACCCTGGCCATCGCCATGCAACGGTCGGGCAATCTTCGCGCCACCATCAACCTGATCGCCCAGGGCGAAAACGAAGCGGCCGCGAGCGTCGCGGGCGTCCTGCAGGAAATGGCCCTGGAGCTGTTCGCCCAGGCCACCGGCTCGATCGTCGCGGACGGCGTGCCGCTGGCGGAAATCGTCTCGGGCTCGATCAACTTCAGCAACAACCTGGAGAAGGCCGAAAACATCCGGCCCGACGGTCGCATCGACGGGGCTGACGGCGGGGCCTGCAGTATCACCCCGCAGATGGTGGCGCGCTTCAAGGACCGGCTGCTGCGGGACATCGCCCTGAACAAACAGGCCATCGATGCGGCGTTCGGCTGGAGCAAGGGGCCGGGAAAGAGCCTGACGTTCCGCATGCCGTCGCTGCGCCTGCCGAAGGCCAAAAAGCCGATCACCGGCCCTGGAGGCATCCAGCAGACCTTCGCGGGCCAGGCCTACAAGGCGATCGGGAAGCAAGCCCTGGTCGTCACCCTGGTCAACGACGTGCCCGCCTACTGACGCGAACCCGGTTCGCATCCTCCAACCCTCGGGATCTTCCTCCATGCTTAGAATCCGCACCTCGCGGCCCGACATCCGGGTCGCGCTTTCCGATGGCGCGTCCATCCTGTTCCGATCCGACAAGCCAAGCGCCGGTGTCGCCGCCGCGCGCCGAGCGGCCGGCCTGATGATCGAGGCCGGCGGCGACGACGCCGACGCGTCGGTCGCCTTCACCGTGGCCTTGGCCCAGTGGGGTGCGCTGTCGTGGGAGGGCGTCGGCGACGAGGATGGACAGCCGCTCGAACTGACGCCGGAATCGCTGGAGTTGCTGATGACGCAGATGCCGGACGCCTATCGCCGGATCGACCACGGCTTCGTCATCGAAATCCTCAGCCGGGATGCGGAAAAAAACGGATCCGCGCCCTCGCCCGTTGGCGATACGCCGGCGGGGGCGCTGAAGGCGAACTCGGGGAAGCGTGGGGCGGGCGGGACTTCTGCGCGGCGTGCCCAGGGGTCTGCGACGGGCCCAAAGACGAAGACAAGTGCCCGAACGTCCTGAACGCCTGCATCACCGAGGAGGGCCAAGCCACCTGGCTGGCTCTCCAACGCTGCGAGCGCCAGCTCCGTAGCGACCTGAACGGGCCATACGCCCTCGACCTTCCCGCCGTGGCCCTTGTCGCCCAGGCGCTCGACCTCGACGTCTCCGAGGTGATCGAGATCGCCACCGACATCGAGCCCTACATCCTCTTCGCTTGGAGGCCTTCGTCATGACCACGCGCCAGGTCGGTATTCGCCTCGCCACGGAGGGTAAGGCCGAAGTCAAACGTGACTTCGGCGAGGTCGCCACGTCCGGCCAACAGGCTGGCAAGGCGGTCGAGGAGAGTTTCGACGCTGCCGCCGTGGCCGCCAAGCGGGCCGAAGACGCCGCCGCGCGCCAGATGGCCAAGTACAAGGAAATGGCTAAGGCGGCCCGGGAGTACGAAAGCCAGCAGGAGCACCAGGCGAAGTTCAACGCCATCCTGGGCGTGAACGGCGGCGGCGAAAAGTCGGCACGGGACTCCGCCTCGGTATTCGAATCCGGCGGCGGCGGCTTGACGCGCCAGCAGCGCGCCGGCCGCCTCAACCTGCTGCGCCAGGGCGCCGACGTGTTCACCACGGGGGCGATGGGCATGAACCCTGGGATGATCGCCATCCAGCAGGGGCCTCAGATCCTCGACGCTCTGGCCACCAGCGGGTTCAAGGCCACTGGTGCGCAGATCGCCTTAGGGGCGGCCATCGCAGTCACGGCTGGCGCCGTGATCGCCTTGGGTGTCGCCCAGGCCCAGTATGAAGCCGAAACCGTCAAGATGACGGTCGCCACCCAAGGTCTCGGCGCGGCTTCGGGCATGACGGCGGAGCAACTGGCCCAGGCCGCCGAGGCGGGCGCGCGGGTTGGCGAGATCAGCGTCCGCGCGGCGCGGGCGGCAGGGGCGGCCTACGTGCAAACCGGCCGGATCAGCGGTCAGGTGCTCGAAGACCTGATCGCCTTGACGCAGCGCTATGCCCTGACCACGGGTCAGGAAGCCACAGCGGCGACCAAGGAACTGGGCGCGTCCTTCGCCGATCCTGCCAAGGGCGCGGCGGACCTGAACGACAAGCTGCACTTCCTGGACGCCAGCGAACTGCGCCATATCGAAAACTTGGCGCGGGCAGGTCATGAGGCCGAAGCCCAAGCGATCCTGGTCGACAAGCTGGAAAGCTCGCTGCTCAACGCTTCCGATGCCACGACCGGTTGGGCCCATGCGCTCGACGGCCTGGCCACGGCGGCCAGCAACGGTTTCGACAAGGTCGGTCAGTTTATTGATCGATTGGTGACTGGGGGCTCTGCCGCTGAACAGGCCACGACCGCCAGGGCCAATCTGGCCAGAGTCAATAAATGGATCGCTGACGGGGAAGCGCGAGGGATCAAACCGAACGCTAACGTGCTTGCTGAACGACAAATGTATCAGTCGCAGCTCGACGACCTGTACACGAAGTACGTCGCGGGCATGGATCGCTTGCGCACAGCCAGCCTCAGCCAGACGAGCACGGATCGGCAGGCGCTCGTCGACAAGTATAATCCGAATGACACCAAGCTGGCGGGTCTCAAGGCCGACCGGGAGAAGCTGCTAGGGCTCGGCGTCAACGACGCCGCCAGCAAGGCCGCCCTGAAGGAACTGGACGCTCAAATCGGCGCTCTCGGCGCTGGATATAAGACTGCGGCCCAGCAGGCGGCGGCCCTGGCGCGCGCCCAGCGCAAGGCGGCCTCGGACGCAGCCAAGGACGCCCGCGAACAGGCCAAGGAAGCCCGTGAGGCGGCGGAGGCCGAGCGCAGGGCCCAGGACCTGAAAACTCAAGGTTTGCGCGGCGAGCTGGATATCGCCAAAGCCCTGAACGACCCGTCGCGGATTGACTACGCCGAGCGCCAACTGCGCATCCAGCAACTGATCGTCCAGGCCACGCGCGACGGCGTCTCGTGGGCGATTGCTTGGCGCGACGCGCAAAAGCAGGTCGCCGCCGAAATGCAGGCGGAGTTCGAGGCGCTTCGCAAGACGTTGTCCGACGCCGAGCTGGCCAAGGATCGGTTCGAGTCCAGCGCCGAGCGCATGTCCAAGGCCGAACCGGGGACGGACTTCGTCAAGTTCGACGCCAAGGCCAAGTTCCTGGAAGACCTGCGCCTGAGCACGGGCGACGCCTTCCACGACGGCCTGGTGGCGGGCATGACCGGAGGCGACTTCTTCGAGGTGTTCACCGAGCGCCTGAAGTACGCCGCCGCCTCGGCCTTGGCCGACAGCCTGACCAATTCGGTGTTCGGCAAGAGCGATGGGTCGAGCGGCGGCGGCTGGCTGTCCAAGATCGCCAGCTTCGCCATCCAGTCCTTCGGCCGCAACGCCAAGGGCACGGACAACTGGCGAGGCGGCCTGACCTGGGTCGGCGAGGAAGGGGCCGAGCTGGTCGACCTTCCCAAGGGCGCGAAGGTCTATCCGCACCAGGCGTCCGTCGACATGGCCGCCGCGAACGATCGGGGCGTCATGCAGGCGCGCTCGGCCATCGCCCAGGGCGGCAACGGACCTGTCAGCGTTTCGGCGACCTTCGCCCCGGTCCTGACAGTCACCGGTGGCGACAGCGAGGAAATCGGGCGTCTGCGCGCCCAGCTCGCGGCGATGGAGGCCAGCTTCCAGACCCGCGTCACGGCGGCGGTGAACGACGGCCTAGCCCGTCGCACGATCAGGGTGGCGTAATCCCATGGCGATCATCTTCCCCCGCGCCATGCCGCTGGCCGGCGTGACCAAAGAGAGCTTCGAAATCGAGCGCACGGACTATCTGTCGCCGGAGGCCGTGGGGCGGCTTGGCGGCATTTCGGCCGGGTTTCCGCTCTGGGGCGCTGAATGGGCCTTGCCGACCAGCGGCGAGGAACGCGCCGACGAGTGGCGGGCGTGGATTTCCGCCCAGCGCGGGCCAGGCAAGCTGTTCTTCGGCTCCGAGCAGGCCCGCCCCTATCCCCGGGCCTATCCGAATGGGTTCGGCGGGATGGTTCGAGCCGGCGGCGGCGCGTTCGACGGCAAGGCCATCACATGGGCCGTGAACGGCACTCGCGACGTGCTGACCCTGACCGGACTTCCGGCGGCCCTCGCGTTGACCTGGGGCGACTACGTGGGCTTCGAATGGCTGACCCTCGGCCAGCCACGTCGGGCGCTCGCCCGCTGCGTCGAGAAGGCCACCGGCTCCGGAGCGGGTGCCGTCGCGGTGACGTTCGAGCCCCCCCTGTTCCCCATGGTTCCGGCCGACGCCGTCGCCACGCTCGCCCGCCCCAACTGCCTGATGAAACTCGTCCCCGGTGAAACGCAGCTGGGCGGCAAGACTCGCCAGACGGCGATCACCGGCTCGATCAAGGCCCTGCAGCAACTCCTGCCCTGAGGCTGATTTTCATGCGTGTCTATTCGGAAGCCGCCCAGGCCGCCCTGGACGACGGCACGGCCTTGGCCGTGGGCGCTGTCCATCTTCAGCTCTCAACGGGCCCGTGGGGCGTCTGGGGTGGCCACTACGTGCTGCCCCTGGATGGCAAGATCTTTCAGCCGATCGGGGATCGAGGCCTGGTGTCGGTCGCCGCCGGCCAGTTGGGTACGGCGGAACAGGGTGCGACCCTGAGCCTGTCGGGCGTCGATCCCGACGTTCTGGCCCTGGTCGACACGATGTCGGTGCGGGGCGCGCCGGCCGTGCTGTACGAGCTGCTGTACGATCAAAGCGGAGCGACGCTGCTGTCGGCGAACGTGGCGCTGCGCGGCCGATGCGACCGTATGCCGATCGAGGATGAGATCGGCGGGACGTCGGTCATCACCCTGAACATCGAGGGCTCGGTACGGGGCCTTGGACGCAAGTCGGGCCGCATGCGCACCGACGCGGACCAGCGCCTGATCATCGGAAACGACGGCGGCTTCAAGCAAGTCGCCTATGCCGGCGAGATCACCCTGAACTGGGGCGGAAAGCCGCCCCAACGCGCCGCGTCGGCCGTGCCGAACGCCCTTGTCACCAACTTCTATCAACACACGGGGCTTGCGGCGCATGTCGACTGAGACCGCACGCGACTATGCGGCGCTCATCGCTCTGATCGAGGAGCGGATGCGAACCGGGTTCGCATGGGGCCGCCGCGCGAATGACTGCGCCAGCTTCGCGGGCGCGGCCGTCAAGGCTCAGACCGGCGTCGATCCGCTTGCCGGCTTGCCGAATTGGACGAGCGCCCGGGGCGCGGCCAGCGTCCTCAAGCGCCTGGGCGAGCTGGAAGCCGTGGTCGACACCATCCTGACTCCGGTTCCCACGGCGCTGGCCGCACGCGGCGACGTGGCGCTGGTCGAAATCGCCACCGGTCGCGCGCTGATGGTGGTCGAGGGCGACACCCTGGTCGGGCCTGGCCTGACCGGGCTGGAGCGGCGGCCCCGTAGCGACATGCTGCGCGCCTGGAGCGCCACCTAATGTCGGTCCCCGGTTCCCTCAGGCGCTGGCTGACCGCTGGCGTCTGCGCCTCAGCGTTGTTCTGGACGCCTGGCCCTGCCAAGGCCGACCCGATCAGCGCCGCGATCGTTTCAGCCCTGGCGATCACCGGCACGGCCGCGACGGTGGCCACGTTCGTGATCACCACGGCGCTCCAGCTAGCGGGCGCCTATGCGCTGTCGAAACTGGCGGGCCCGAAGCAGAAAGCCCAGGACCGCCAGGCCAGCGTCACGACGATCAACGTTGGCGAGGTGCCGCGCGAGGTGGTGTTCGGCCGCGCGTGCACCGGCGGCTCGCTGATGTCGGCCTGCAACTATGGCGGCGAGTACGGGACCGATTGGGAATGCCTGGAGATGGCCCTGGCTGACCACCAGCTGGACGGCCTGGAAGGCTATTACATCGACAGCACGTACTACCCCTTCCTGGGGAATGGGTTGCAAGCTGGGTTCAGCAATTGCCTGGACATCGAGTTCGTCAACGCCAATGACGACGTCGCTCCGCCGGCACGCTTCGCCGCCGCTGGCTTTGGCGATCTGGACCGCGCCCGTGGCGTCGCCAAGGTGTGGTTCGCCTACAAGGCCGACAGCAAGGTGTGGCCGCAGGGCCGCCCGTCGGTGAAGTTCGTTGTGCGCGGAAAGCGCTGCTACGACCCGCGTCTGGACGACACGGTGCCCGGCGGCTCGGGGCCGCAGCGCTGGAACGCGCCGTTCACCTGGACTTGGACCGAGAACGCCAAGATCTGCCATTACAACTTCCAGCGCGGGATCTACGCCCTCGACCAGGTAGACCAGCCGCAACACCTGCTGGTCGGACGGGGCCTGACCGCCATCGAGGCCCCGCCCGAGCGGGTGTTCGCCGCCGCCAACGTTTGCGATGAACTGGTGGCGCTGAAGGCCGGCGGTACCGAGCGGCGCTATCGCGTCGGCGGGGTCATCCGTGCTGATGAGACGTTCGACGCGGTCGAGGAGATGTTCGCCGCCGCCATGGCCGGCGTCATCGTCCAGCGCGAAGGCGGCGTGGAGATCGAGCCGGGCCAGGCCAAGAGCACCGTGGCCGAGATCACCGACCTGGACCTGGTGGTCGGCGAAAAGGTCAGCTTCGACCGCTTCCTCCCGGACACGCAGCGGATGAACAGCGTCGTCGGCCGCTACATCGAGCCGGCCCAGGCCTGGAGCGACCACGCCGCGCCGATCCGTCGATCCATCCTCGACATCCAGGACGACGGCGGCCCTCGTGAGGAATCGTTGTCCCTGTCGCTGGTGACCTCGGGCACGCAGGCGCAGCGCTGCGCCGAGATCCATCGCCGGCTTGGCCGGATGGAGCGTCGCTCGACCATCGTGCTGGGCCCGCGTTTCTCGGGCTTGGAGGAAGGCGACTGGATCGGCTGGACGTCGGATCGCCGGCACGGCGGCGGGCGAGTGGTCTACCGCGTCGAGGCCTGGTCACGTGCCCCGTCCTGGCGGCGCACCCTGGCCTTGCGTGAAATCGCGTCCAGCGCCTTCACCTGGGTCGCGGCCAATGACGAACTGGTGCCGGGCACGCCCCCGCCGGCCGAAGCGGCGCGGCCCGGACCGTTGGCGCTGGGCGGCGTGTTGGTCTACGCGGTCAACCTGACGGGCGCGGACGGCTCGCGCGAACCGGCGATCAAGGCCACCTGGTTCACGCCGGTCGATCCGGCCGTACTGGGCGTCCGCCTCGAGGTGCGGGTCGCGGGCGAGGCCGACGTCGCGGCGACCTCGGTGTCGACGCGCGAGGGGATCGACAGCGGCGTTCTGGTCACCACCAACGGCGTGGCCGCCTCCGCGACACTCGAAGCCCGCCTGGTGCCGCTGGCCGACCAGTCTCGCGAGGTCATACCCTCCGACTGGGATGCGGTGATCACTGGCCCGTCGACCGCCAGCGGCGCGACCAGCGTGCCCTGGAGCGGTGTCGCCGACGACGACGGCCAACGGCCCGAGGACGGCGCGGACGTCACCGCCAACCACACGGCGGCGGACACGGCGGCCGTGGCCGGGCGCTCGGCGTTGCAGGTTATCAACGACTTCGACCTCGACGTCCTGAACCTGGCCGAAGAGCTGCTGCGCGCGGGGATCTGGCGGGGCGAGGCCGATACGCTGCTCTATATTGGCGGAGTACCAATCCGCACTGTTACGCAGCAGCTAGGCGTGACCGTCGGCGGCCACACCGCCTTCATCACCCAGCTTCAGGAAGTCGACGGCAACGGCAACGCCAAGCTGCTGTTCGCGGTAAACAGCGACGGCAACGTCGCCGGCATGGAGTTGGTGGCCGGCGGCGGCCTCACCGAAATCAACTTCCTGGCCAACATCCTGGGCGTGACCGACCCGAACGGTGTCGGGCCGCCGACTAAGGTATTGGAATATTCGGGCGGCAAGTGGCGCTTCAAGGACACGCTCTACGTCCAGCGGCTGATCGCCGACATCATCGAGACCCAGCACCTCAAGATCAACTCGGTCGTCACCGACCGCATCGTCGATCACAGCCTGTCCGACAACATGATCAGCGGCGCGTCGAGCACGGTCTACGGCACGGGCTTCGACGTCATCCTGTTCTCGCAAACCTTCACACTGGACTACCCGGCCCGGGTTCGGGCCGAGGGCGACGTCGCGTTCCTGGACGGCGGCGGAAATGGGCCTTCGTACCACCAGTCGCGCCTGCGGCTGACGATCAACGGGGACCAGGTGAACCGAAACGACGCGGGAGGCGTGGTGGCGACCTCCGTCCTAGCCATCACCGGCTCGCTCGAAGTCCCGGCCGGGTCCTGCACCGTCGAGCTGATCGGCATGACCAAGCCTGACGACTACTACACCTTCCGCAACCTCTTCACCGAGTGGTTCTACAAATGAGCGTCGTTCTCTACTTCCAGAACGCGCCCGATCATCCGTTCGGCGGCCCGATCACGTCATCCGCCCGGGTGCGCGCGCTAGACCCCTTCGCCTGGCACCCGCCTCACATCGTTGTCGATGAATGGCGGACCAATTGGGACGACACCCACTTCGTCCTCGACGGTCGCGCGACGCCTATCCCGGCCGAGATCATCGCGGCTCGCGAACTGGCCATGGCCCGGGTTCGCCTTCGGGTGCGACGGGACGAACTGCTGCGCGAGGTGATCGACCCTATCGCCACCAATCCACTGCGTTGGGACCCGCTCACCGAGGATCAAAAGTCCGCGGTGATGGCCTGTCGCGCCGCCCTGCTGGCCTGGCCCGAGAGCGAACCCGATCCGATGAACCCGACGCCGCCCGCGCTGCCGGAGATCTGAACTTGCCCAGCGTTCAAGAAACTCAGTTTTCCGAGCTGATCGCGCGGTTCTATCCGCTGATCGACGCCCTTCGCGGCTCGATGACCAACGTCCAGAACCTCGTCTCGCTGCTGACCACGGCCGGCGGGCAGTGGTGGCGGAACCGGGCTGACATGGACGTCGGTCCCCAGCCGCCCGAGGGAACGCCCGCGATCGTCTGGAACGATCCCGTCGTGGCCAACCGGGGCCTCTATGTTCGACTTGGCGACCCTTTGACGGGGTCCTGGGAGCCGACGGGCTACATCTTCGGCTCCAGCGTGCCCTTGGCGCTGCTCGATCCCGACGTGTTCGAGTCCTTTCGCGCGGACGTGACCCAGGTCATCGGGCGAACGGGCGTGCCGGTCGCCGGCAATCCGGTCGCGGGCTCGGCCTATATCCAGGCCGCGCCCGTGGCGCACGCCTCGCCGCTTGCCCGCTTGCCGGTCAAGCTGGTCGCGCCGGGGAACCTGATGGTCGCGCGCTACATCGTGAGCGCCGACCAGACGCAGATCCGTCGGCAAGAGACGGCCGTCATCCCCGTCGCGGATATCGGCGACGGGAACAAGGTGTTCACCCAAACCCACTTCGGGGTAATCAACTTCAACCCCGGCGACCTGATCGGCCTGTCGGGCGCGGGCATGTTCACCGCCTCGCCCGACTTTCCGGTCGACGGTCCCGGCTGGCGGCAGATCAACCCGCTGCTTGACGACTGGCGGCCCATGCCTGCGCTCCAGGCCGCGATCCGGTTGGAGTACAGCGCCGAGTTCGACCAGCACGTCCAAGTCGTCAACGGCCCCGATTTCCTGGCGACGAAGGCCCAGGCCGCCGATGTCGATGCTCGGGCGACGGTGCTGGAGGAACAGGCCGCTCGCCTGTGGACCGACCGTGTCCAGGTGATCGGAAACCCTGACGAGCTGGTCCTCGGCGACCCCGTCGCCGACGGCATGTACGTTTGGGCCAACCCGAACGAACACGTCGGCCCGTTGCTGTCGCTGGACGTCATGCCGGCGGCGGCCGGCGACTTCCAACTGGCCAAGTGGTACCAGGTCGGAACGAAGATCTATCGGAACCTGCTGCTTACCTTGCACGCCACGACGGCGGGTGTTGAGCAGCGCTTCACACCCGCCGATTTCGGGAACATCGTCGTCGCCGAGGGCGAGCACCTGGCGGTGCACGGCCTGGGGGTCATCTCCGCGACGACGGAAACCGCCGATGGCCTGGGCTATTGGGACGTCAACGCCTACGCCACGCCCCGCGACATCCCGGCGCTCCAGACGACGCACCGGCTTCAGGCCCGCTTCCGCATCCAGCAGCAGTATCAGGCGGTCGACGCCGACGCGGTGCTGGAGCTGGACGACCGCGTCACCGAGATCGAGCAGACGATCGACGCGGCCGTCGGAACGCCACTGTTCGACGGCGCGATGCTGATCAGCCCGGACTGGCAGTCCCTCACGAAGGCGGATTTCAAGTCGCCGCTGCGTGGCGGCCTGCTGGGACAAACCCTGAAGCGCAACATTGGGCGCCGCACGCTGGCTCACCTGGCCACCGTTGCCGACACCTACAATGGCGCGGCGCTCGGGCACACCAACGTCGCCAACGACAAGGCGTTCTGCGGCGCTAGCAGCCTGCGTTTGCACGTGGTCGGGACGTCGGCCGGGACGGTTGTCCCAACCGCGCCGGCGGCTGCGAACGCCGTGCCGGTGGATGTTCGCGGCGGCATCATCCAGTTCGACTTCCGCCCCGTGCTGAATGTCGGGACCGGCATGGACCGCTGGTGGATCGAGCTGCACTCGCCCGGGAGCACGCCCGACAATCCCAGCGTCAACCATCACCGGATTCCGATCAGCTCGAACTCATGGCTCAAGGGCCTGCTGACGTCGATCGATGGCGCTGGGCGCAACCAATCGAGCGCCATTCCGGTGTCGTGCTTCACGGCAAACGGCGCGGGTGCGGATCTCACAGCGATCACCTGGGCGCGGTTCATGACCCGAGCCGCCAACGGCCAGGCGATCGATATCGAGTACGGAAATATCAGCTGGGTCCCGAACCCGCTGAGCAAGGGCAAGCTGATCTGGTGCGTCGACGACGGCTATATCGAGCAATTCACCCAGTTCGCGCCGTGGCTCACCAAGCGAGGGTTTCGCGGGATGATCTATCCCAGCCCGCCGGCCCATACGGTCGACGTCTCTGGGACCTACGGAAACCGAAACCAGTTGATCACCCTGCAGGATCGCTTGGGGTGGCAAGTCGCCGGCCAGGCCTATAGCGACGAGGGTCTGGAGCTGTTCCAGAGCCTGGACCGCAACGGCAAGGTCGCCGAGTTCGCCAAGCTGATGAACTGGCGCATCGGCGGCGGCTTCGTCGATGGCGCTCACGGCTCCTACTTCAGCAACGTGGATATGCGGTACCTGCCGATCGTGGACGCCATGCGCATCCATTTCCGCAGCGTGCGCGGCTACTTCCCCGGCAACTACGACCCGCTCAACCCCAGCACCCCGCCGTTCGTGTTCCCCGAGGTCTATCCGTGGGGGGACCCCATGAACATTCGGGCCCTGGCCGGTTCGGCGGTGACGAACGCCAACCACGCCACCTGGCTGACTGCCCACATCCAGCAGGCCGTCACGCACAAGGGTGTGGCCAAGATCGTGTTCCACAAGGAGTGGGTGGGGAACGCGAACATCCAGGCCGGAATTCTCGCCGGCCTCGACTACGCCGACCAGCACCGCGCCGACATCGAGGTCTGCACTGAGAGCGACCTTCACTTCGGCTACGCCGCCTAACGGCCGCGCGTCCGAACCCGGTTCGCATCCCTCGCCCCGAGCCATCTGGCCGGGGCTTTTTCATGCCCAGGAGATCAATATGAAGACCCTGCTACGGCGAGCCGCAGGGGCGCGCCTGTTCTGCTTGCTTGCGGCGGCGTTGCTCCTCTTGCCGGCCACGGTGCTGGCCGGAGAACGCAGCGTCGGCAGTACGGCCCCTGGTCGGACCTATGATGAGGTTGTCGTCATCGACAAGCTCACGGGCGAACAAGTGACGTTCGGCGGCGGTGGCGGTGGAGGCGGAGGCGACGCTTCGGCAGCGAACCAGGTGATCCTCAACAATCGGATCGGTGACCTGATCGCCAGCCCGGCCCAATACAGCCTGGCCGACCGCCTCAAGACGATCAACACCACCCTCGGCACGCCGTTTCAGGCGGGCGGTAGCATCGGAAATACCGCCTTCGGAATTAGCGGCACTCTGCCGGCGTTCGCCTCGACCCCGACGGTGAACCTGGGAACGATCGGCGGCGCTGCGACGGCCGCCAATCAGGCGACGCTCAACGGCTACTATATGGCCGAGGATGCCGTTCACGCCTCTGGCGACAAGGGGCTGCTCAGCCTGGCCGTCAGCCAAGCAAACAGGTACGCCACGCCCACCAGCGGCACTGCCGGCGATTACGAAGCGGCAAAGACGGACCCCGACGGCAACGTCTTCGTCGCCCGCTCGGATGGCAAGCCGATCACGGTGACGCCCCTCGCGGCCACCGGCGTGCTCTTCAGCGTTGATACGCTCGGCTGGGACAGCGTGGCTTTCCAGCCGACGGGGACATGGGTCGGCTCTATCGTCTTCGAGGGCTCTGACGACAACTCCAACTGGGTCCAGACCAACGTCTACAACGCGCTCGGCGGCACGGTTTCGTCGCAGACCAATAGCACCAACAACAGCCTCTATTCCTATGTCGCCCAGCATAGGTACTTCCGGGGTCGCGCGAGCGTCTACACGTCGGGGACGATCACCGGCTCGGCGTATCTTCGCACCGGCCCGCCGGCCGGTTATTCGAACGCTAGCAGCGACGCACTGCTGACCTCGATCCTGGCCAAGATCATCGCAGCCCCGGCGACCGAAACCACCTTGGCGGCCATGCTGGCCAAGCAGAAGGGCCCGCTGACCTTCACCCAAACCGCTGGGTCGCCGTTCACGTTGACGTCGTCCTGGACGAAGGTGGCGACCACCACGGCGGCCACGAAAGGCCTGATCGTGGCTCCCTCGGTCAATGCGTCCGCCTTCGACATCGAATGGACGTCTGTGACGGCCGGAGCCGCCGCGCCAACCGACCTGTACGGCGTGCCGGTGGGCTACGGCGAGACCTTCGCCGACGGCTTGCCGATCGGCGACGTCTACCTGAAATCCGCGACCGGCATGGTCGCCACCGTCCGCACCGGGAGCTAGAACCATGACGATGAACACGAACTGGAACCGTCGCGCGTTCTTCGGCCTTGGCGCGGCGGCGGCGACCGTGGCTCTGGCGGGCGACGGACTGGCCGCCAGCACGCCGCCGCTTACCCCCGCGCAAAAGCTTGCCATCGGCGGTGCGTCTCCAATCAAGATGATTGCCCGCCAGATCCTGGCTTCGGCCGACGCGGCGGGCCTGGCCTTGCCTACGCCGATGACCACGCCCCCGACGATGTCGATGTCCGCGCACAACGCCGCGACGACGATCAGCGGCGGGGTGGCGGTAGGCGCGATGGACGCCGGGGCGTTCACCTATCTCGGCTCAGTGCCGCGCATCCATACCGCCTACAGCACGGACTTCTACTATCCGGGCGCCGTCACGCGGTCGGCCACGCCTACCTATCGTGGGGGAGCGATGCGCGTGCGCTTCGGCTACGGCGGGCGTTACCTCGATATTCGGCTGTTGGGGGCGTCCTCGCTTGGGAAGACCTATCGTGTCTGGGTCGATGGCCAGCCGACGGCCCTTACGCCCAAGACGGACCTTTTGGGCACGTCGCAGAACCAGCGCCTAATCCTGGACTTTGGAAGCTACGCCACCCGCCTGGTCGAGATCGATATCGACCAGTGGGCGGAGTTTGGCGGCGTCACCCGCGAGAAGGATTACAACGTCTGGGCCGTGGCCGAGACGACGCCTCGGATTCTCGGTGTCGGCGACAGCTATTTCGACGGCTCGGGCGCCGACAGTTTCATCACCAGCATGTTCCTCCAAGCCGCCAAGCGCCTGGGCCTGGCCGACGCCTGGAACCAGGGTGAGGGCGGGCTTGGCTTCGTGGACGACGGTAGCAGCACCTATACAGCGCGCCAGAAACTGGCGACCGACGTCATTCCATACGCGCCGAATTGGATTGTCTGCGCGCTCGGGATCAACGACGACGACAAGTCGGCCCCGGCGGTGCAGGCGGAGGCCACCCTCTACTTCAACCAACTGCTCGCGGCCCTGCCGAACACGCCGGTGACCGTGATTGGCCCCTGGCGCGCTCCGCTGCTGAATCCGCCCAACGCGATCTTCGATGCGGTCAAGGCCGCGGTGCAGGCCCAAGCGGAGTATGGGGGCCGGATCGTCTACAACGACACCCTGGCCGACAGCTGGCAGCAGATCGCCGGCTACGCTGGCGCGGTGAGCGGCACGGGTAATTCAAACGTCTACATCGGGCCCGACGGCGCTCACCCGACTCAAGCCGGGCACGACTATCTGAGCCAGCGCCTCGCCGCCGCCGTCGTCGCGCACGCGCGGCTGCTGGCCTAGCGGCCCTGCCCCGGCCGGCGTCGGTCGGCCGAGGCGTCTACCCCAAACGACCGCCAACACTAGCGACCAGGCCTGACGGCCAGGAGGGCAGGAGCGTGCAGTGGATTTCCCCACGGCTATCGAGAAATACTGGGCGCACGCCACCCTCGTGGTTGGCGGAGCTTGGGGCGCGCTCAAGTGGCGGGCCGACCAGCGGGCCAAGAAGCGCACCGACGATGTTGCGGCGGCAGCGGCGCGTCAGGTCGCCAAGCTCGACTTGCTCAAGTTGGCTCGCGAAGCGGCGGCCGACACCATCCAGACGCTTCGCGAGGAAGTCGATCACTGGACGGCCGAAGTCGACAAACTGCGCGCCGAACTGCGTGAACTTCAGACGGAGCACATCCGCATGATCGCCGATAAAGACGCCGAAATCGCCCTGCTGCGCGGCCGGAACCGCCAGCTCGAAGCGACCATTGCCGCGCACCGCCGGCAGATGGTCGCCGCAGGGCTGACCCTTCCACCCGAACCCGCCTTTTTCGAACTCCGCGAAGGCGAACTCAAACCCATGGGAGAAACCCAATGAGCGACCCCAATACAACTTCGACGCCGATAGTCGTCTCCAGCGACCCGACCGGCGCCCAAATCGAAACCTTGATCGGCCAGGTCCTGGCCGCCTTCGGGGGCGTCCTGACCACGTTCGGCGTGCTGACGACCGAGAAGTGGACGGCGATCGGCGGGCTCCTCGCCGTGCTGGCCACGGGCGGCTGGCGTCTGTGGAGGACCACGCACAACCAAGCCAAGCTGCGTACGTTGGCCAAGGCCGCTCCCGACACCGTCGGCCAGATCAAAAACTAGCTTCGCCGCATAGTCGGCCTGCGAACCCGGTTCGCATCCTAATCAAGGACATCGCCATGACCACCAACCTCGCGCCCGCGCGGGTCGTTCCCGCCTGCGCGCTTCCCATGCTGAAGCGCTTCGAGGGCCTGCACGACGGCGACAAGAGGACTCCGAACTTGCTGGAGCCCCAGGCCGACCCTATCGGTATCTATACGGTCGGCTACGGCTACGCCCTGTTCGAGAACGGCAAGCCGGTGAAGGACAAGGAACGGGCATACCGGATCTGGCGGGCTCGGTGGCCGCTTGGGATGACCAGGTCCGACGCCGACGCCCTGCTGCTGACCACGGCGCAGGACGTCTGCAACCGCGTGGTGGGCCTCTTCCCCGGCAACGCCCTGACCGACTGGGAATTGGGGGCCCTGGTGAGCCTGGCCTACAACATCGGCGTCGGCGAGGAAGGCGGCGCGCCTGACTTCGCCGACAGCACCGTTCGACGCCGGTTGCTGAACGGCGACCGCAAGGGCGCGGCCGACGCTTTCCACATGTGGGTCAAGGCCGACGGCAAGACCCTGCCGGGCCTGGTCACGCGCCGCGAGGGCGAGCGGCGGGTATTCCTGGGCGGTGAGTTGTGACCTGGGCGCTCGCCAAGACCGTCGGCCCCTATGCGGCCATCGTCGTGCTGACCTGGCTTTGCCTTGGCCAGCACGACCAGCTCGTGACCTGGCGGCTGAAGGACAAGGACCAGCAGGCGGTCGCCTTCAACCTCCGCCGCGACATCCAGGACAGGGACCGAAAGATCCTGGCCACGGCTTCCGCCGAGGCCGGCGATCGAGGCGACGCTGACCGCTCGTGCGCCACCGACATCTCCTCCAGTTTTCAGAAGGGCGTGGCCGTGGGTCGCGCGATCAGCCATGCGTCGACTCCTTCCGCTCCTGGCGTGCAGCCTGGTCCTGGCCTCGTGCGGGACTACCGGCAAGCGTGGTCCGCTGGCGCCTACACCCCCACCCCCTGACCCGCCGCCGGCCGCCGTCTGCGCCCCGCTGGAGGCGGAACCGCTGCCGCCCGAGGGTGTGGACCAGGACGCCCTGTACGCCGCCATCCTGGCGGCGCTGGGACCGACCGTCGGCCAGGCCTATCTAGAGTGGCATGAGACGGCTTGGCCGGGGTGGGCGCGGCGTGTCGCGCGCCGGTTGGAGGTCGGCCACCGACGTTGTCCGCCGGCCTAATCGAACGAGAAAGCCTGCGACGGCGTGAGCGCGCCGCCCTCCTGGGGGCGGCGGGCTTTTGCGTTTCCGCCGCACCCGTAGTTTCATGTCGTCATGACAAAGCGCCCTGAGACTCTCGACGAGGTGGACTGGGACGCCGCGAGCGATCTGCTGCGGTCGTCGTTTCCTGACAGCTCGATCGAGGAAGTGCTGGCGAGGGTTGACCGGGCGGCCATCAACCTCGACGCCACCGGTCACTCACAGGAGGCCGAGGCCATGCGCAGGGCCGCCGCCAATCTTCGCAGACGGAAGACCAACTGACGCTCAGGCCGCGCGAGGCTCCGGCGGGTCGAACACGTAGGTTCCGGGCGGTGGCGCGGCGAGCGCGCTCACGTGGTCGACCGTGAGGTCAAGCCAGGTTGCGGCGCTCTCTCGCCCCAGGAGGACGGGTTGACGGTTGTGGAACGGCGCGACGTCGTCATTGTCGGCCGCCGCGCGCATGACCATCGTGTAGGTGTGGACGGCGCCCATGTCGGGGGTGATGGCGGTTTCCCAGAGACCGGCGAACAGCATCAAGCCGCCATCGGCCCGCTGTATCCGATGCCGGGTCTTCGTGCCCTTGGGTCCAGTCCATTCGAAAAACGACGTGGCGGGGATCATGCAGCGGCGCTTACGCAGGGCGTTCTTGAAGGACGCCTTGTCCGCCATGTCCTCCGACCGACAGTTGTTGGTGCTGGCCTTCCATTCCTTCAGCGTGCCCTTGTGGAAGCCAGGCGTGAGATTCCAGTACGCCAGCTCGGGCTGTAGGCCGTCATACGGGTTGCCAGGATCGATGGGCCGAACGATCAGGCCTTGAAGCCGTGGATAGAGCGAGCGGGGGACCTCCATATCGACGGCGTTCGAGCCCGGGGATGGAAGCGGCAAGCGCAGTTGCATGCCCAGTTGGCGATCGATGGCCTCGTTCATCTCTTCCAAGGCCATGTTCAGTTCGTAGTCGTTGCACATGGATTAGGCCTCCAACCAGATCAGGGCGCACCACCAACCGTAAGGGTGGCTGTCATCGCCCAGGGCGTCACGGTAAAACTCGGCGTAAGGAGCGTCGGCAATCTTTGCTCGAACCTCGTCGGGCGGCGTCACACCCTCGCCGAATAGCTCCTCGTCCGGGTCCCGGCCTGGATGGCCAGCGGGCCGTGTGAATTTGAGTTCGCCGGTCTGCATGATTGCTCCAACGCTTAGAAGTCCAATGGGTCTATCGGCCCCGACGTTGTGGGCTTTGCCCTGTCGATCATCCTGCGCCCGCCCCAAGTCTCAGGGTCAGGCCAGGCCACCTGAACTTCCCAGGTCGTCTTGCCGCACGCCTTGCACGGCTTGGAGAGCAGGCCGGACAGGTCCCGGACCTCCGTCTCGGGCCCGCCAATCCCTTCAGCCTTAAGCACCTCGATGATGTGCTCGGGCGAAATCTTTCGGGCCACCTTGCACCCGCAGCATCGCAGCAGAATGCCGACGGCCGGCCGCCGGCAGAGCCTGTCCAGCTTCAGGCTCTCGGCCTTCAGGTCGTCGTGAAAGTCCAGGCCACATCCATCAAGCCGCTGGCACCGGTAAAGCGACTTGACCTGGTCCATCCGCAGCGAGCCTAGGCCGTCGGCATGGAGGCGCTTGATGTCGACGTGGCAGGTCCGCCGGCAATCGCGCGTATGGCAGCGCCCGGCGACGTCTTGCCGCCGCATGTAGTAGCCCCTGACCGTGCGATCGGCCTGCAGAATTCCCGATGCGATCAACCATCCAGCCGGGGGTTTATGGGGGTCGTACACGGTCAACCTCTTCCGCCCTAACAGAACAGGGCGGGACCGACGCGTCTCACCGCGCCGATCGGCGGGTTGCTCCCCCGCCACGCACCGCCGTCGATCGCCGACGGCCCGTCCGCCCCAGCCCGGGGCAACAGACTCATAAGCGCCCAATGGAGCCTCCCTCAAGTGAAAAGTTCTCGTTCTGTTCTCATTCCGGTTTCGCCAGCGGAGCCGCCCGCGCCGTGGATCGGCGGCAAACGCCATCTGGCCAAGCGAATCTGCCACGTCCTGGCCGCGACGCCCCACGAGGTGTACTGCGAGCCCTTCACCGGCCTTGGCGGGATCTTCCTTCGCCGCGCCGTAAGGCCGCCTCTGGAAGTCATCAACGATGTCTCGGGCGACGTCGTCACCCTGTTCCGCGTGCTGCGCGCCCATCCGGAGGCGTTGCTGCGCGAGCTGCGGTGGCGGCCGGCGATGCGGGTCGAGTTCGACCGCCTGAAGCATGTCGCCGCTCACGACCTGACTGACATCGAGCGGGCGGCTCGGTTTCTCTACCTCCAGACCCTGGCCTTCGGCGGCAAGGTCTCCGGCCGGAACTTCGGCGTCAGCCTGGTGAGCCCTCGCACATTCGACCTGGCGCGCCTGGAGCCCCGCCTACGGCGGATCCACGCCAGGCTGGCGAGCGTAGTCGTCGAGAACCTCGACTGGGCTGACTTCATCCCGCGCTATGATCGCGCCGAGACGCTGTTCTACCTTGATCCGCCCTACCACGGGTCGGAGGACGACTACGGCCCGGGCCTGTTCGGGCCATCCGACTTCGAGCAGCTGAGCGCGGCGCTCCAGGGCATCGAGGGCAAGTTCCTACTCTCGCTGAACGACACGCCCGAAGTGCGAACCTGGTTCGCATGGGCCGACATCCAGGCGGTCGAGACAGTCTACTCGATCGGCAACGCCGATCCTGGAGCGCCGGCCCGCGAGGTGCTGATCTCCCGGGGCGTCAACGTCGCGGCGGCGGCGCCTCAAGCGATGCTGTTCTAGATTCACAGTTCGCGAAGTGGGAAGGCCCGCTGGCTTAGGCCAGCGGGCCGAGGGCGCTATTGCAAAGGTCGCCCGAAACTACTCGACCCAGCGATCCCGGGCTTTGGCGCGTCTTCCACTTGTTTCTCAAAAGTGGCGGCGTTCTTCCGCGTGATCGCCCCCTCGATAATCTTGCCCTGCAGCTTGAGCAGTCCGACATCGCTCTGAACCACCTCAATAACGCGAACAAAGCTGTAGGCGACTGCACTTGCGGTCAATGCAGATAGCGCGCTGTCGGCTAGACCGGTGATCAGGCCGCTCGCCGTAGCCCGACGCACCATCCCGAGAACAAGCGGGGCGGCGATCAGCGATACGATTGAGGTCATTGAAATGAAGATCAACATCCGCAGCTTGCCCGCGTTGCCTTCAAGTTTAGCTCTCACATCGCGAAACTGCGCAAGAGTGAAGTGGTCCGCGTTCGTGAAAGGGAGGCCCCTAGCCAAGCGTACTAGTACCGCCGCAGCGACGACGGAGATTCCCGGAATGATGGCCGTCCTCAACTGCTCCCACGTGTCCACCGACATGAAACTGCCGCACGCGATCGCGGCGACGGCTGGTAGTGCGAGAGGTGCGGCCTGAACCTTCATGGCGTTCTATATACGTTCATGGCTCGATTTTACCATCATGCAGCAATCGGCGGTGAACTTCCAGCATCTGGTCGCGAACGTCTTCTAGGACCAATAGGCTGCTCGCGCCGGGTAGTCGCTGTATGTTCATGTCCATAAAGACACGCGCGTCAGCTCCCTTTGCGGTACCGCTCTTCGTCCTGACTGTGACCTCCCCATCGGGTAAGTTTCGCAGGCCCGCCGCCAGATCCCTCATGAACGCCTTCTGGAGCTTTCGCTTCTTAGCCCGGTAGCCGATGCTCACCATGACTTCCAGGGACGCTTCGTCCGGCACAGCGTCAATTAGCTCCTGGGCTTTGATTGGGCCGTAAAGGTCATCCAGAATTTCGCGGCTCATCGCCCAGCCGAGCAGGCCGCCCCCGAGCCTTTCCTTCTCCTCCACATCGACGATCTCCGCTGCTGGCTCCGCCTTGGCGACGACGGCCTCAGCTCGCAAGGTTTCGGGGACAATCCCGCCAACCTGGATGAACGACGGCTCATCGTCCCCCAGCTGCGCAATGTCGAAGACCGCTTGAAGCTCAACGTGATGCGCGGGGCCAATGGCTGCAGCCTTATCTCTAAGGAGCCAGGTGAGGTACTGCTCCATGGCGCCGACCTGCAGCGCGGCGGCCTGTATCTGATAGAAGTGATCCCCGGTTGCCAGCCAGTAGGTCAGCCCGTGGAGATACTCGTGGCCTCGTGGGGCCGCTTGTTCAGCTATCTCGAACGCTTCCAAGACCGCAGCAAGGTCCGGCTGTTCCTCATCCGGCTCCAGGCGCAAGAGCGCCTGGAGCTGCCCGGGAGCAAAGAGACATGTTGTCCCAAATACGAAGTCCGGGGCGACCTCGTAGTTGTTCAAAGCGCGCTGATAGTCAGGATGGCCCGGAGCCTCGACGATACGATGGCGGACTTTGCTCCTGATCAAGTGCCCATCACCGCCATCCGTGTTGAGGGCTGCAGTGATGCGATTGCTGAGCGATTGGGCGGGAAAATGCTCCCGCGTCAGCCGGCGATAGTGGATGCGGCAAGGCTTCTTGGCCAA